AGAGAGAACGCCAACAACATGGTGTTCATGAAGATTCTACAGTGGACTTTTGATTCTCGTATCAAGTGGCAGCTCCCGTCTGGCGAAGTGCCGTATAATCCTACCAAGTACCTCGATCAAGAGGGCAACCTCTATGCCGAGGCCCGCCGCCTGTACCTCTTCGTAGAGGGTGGCAATCCGAATCTCAGCCAGCTCAGGCGCGAGAGCCTGTTCATCCAGCTCATGGAATCTCTATCTCCAAAAGAAGCTAAGCTNATCGAGGCTATCAAGGACAAGAAGATGCCNTACAAAGGCATCACTGAGAAGTTGGTCGAAGAAGCATTTCCTGGTCTAATTAATGAGGCGCAGTTAATATGAGTAAGTCCTATCATAAACAACTCACNGAAGAAGACGTAGTCGAATACTTCATTCCTCACGCAACCAAAGATCATCGTCGTGAGAAGCGAATGGAGATGAGTGTTAAGAAGAAGAAACGCTCGTACGATGATGAGGATTACGACACCTGATGCCAACATACACATTCACGAATGATAANGGTGAAGAGTGGACCGAGTTCATGTCTATCTCAGAGTTCACTCAGTATACCAAAGATAACCCTGGAGTGGAGCAGGTCTTGCAGCCTACTCCTCTTCTAGATCCAACTGGTCTATCGATCAAGGGAGTTAAGAACAAGCCGGACAGCGGGTTCCGCGACCTGCTCAAGGATATGAAGAAGACTCATTCGCAAGGATTCTCGAGATCGAAGATCAACACGTTTTAAAAATGAGAAGGTGATAAACCTCTAACGCTTACAAGGAGTCTCATGTTCGGGACATCAGAGCTCATCGACTCAGAACAACCACAACTAACAAAAAGAGAGAGAAAGCTACTGAGGAGGAAGGGCCTAGTCCCGCCTCCTGAACAAAAACATGGCAGGCAAAGTCTAGGGAATATGAAGCTGAAGCCCATATCCCCTCTCACTGATAATCAGAGAAAGACTTTCGACGCGTATCGATCTGGTAAGAATCTCATGCTTCACGGCATGGCCGGTACAGGAAAGACTTTCATATCCATGTATCTGGCATTGAATGACGTCATCACTAAGGAGAACTACGACAATGTTACTATCGTTCGTTCTGTCGTTCCTACTCGTGACATGGGCTTTTTACCTGGCAGCCAAGGAGAAAAGTCTAAAGCCTATGAGATGCCGTACTTCCCAATCGCGTCTGACTTATTCGGTCGCGGAGACTCCTACGAAGTACTCAAACAAAAGAAGCTGGTGAACTTCATCACTACCTCGTTTATTAGAGGAACCACCATCAACGACTCCGTTATCATCGTTGACGAAGTCGAGAACATGACATTCCATGAGATCGACTCAGTCATCACTCGCTGCGGCAGGAATTGCAGAATCATATTCTGCGGTGACTTCCGTCAGTCAGACTTACTAAAGAATGAAGAGCGTCAAGGGCTGAAGAGGTTCATGGAGATAGTTGACAATTTACGCGACTTCAGTTATATTGAATTTGGACAAGACGACATCGTCAGATCAGGATTAGTACGTGAATACATCATCGCTAAGACAGCACTTGGGTTCGGCTAAGCGCGAGAGAGACTTTCAACATTGGCCGCTCACCGAATTCGAGCAACTCACCTGTTATACATTACCAGACATTAGACTCTACGAGAACGCCGACGGGATTTTATTCCCGTCGGTTACTCATGCGTTAGGTGACGGTAAGAAGGATTCATTAAATGAGTGGAGACAACGCATCGGCCTCGAGGAGGCAAACCGCATCGGGCGTATCGCTGCCGCCACCGGCACGAGATTTCATACCATGTGCGAGCGATACCTTGATAACAGAGATGACTATGGCAGGGGAGCATTCCCCGCGGAGACTGAACTCTTCGGCAAAATCAAGCCCGTGCTCACCGAACGAATCGGNCGAGTTCACGCTCAGGAGTTTCCGCTCTATTCTCTTGATCTTGGTGTTGCCGGTCGTTGCGATTTGCACTGTGAGTTTGATGGCGTTTCTACGGTGGTAGACTTCAAGACTTCTTCTAAAACTAAGAAAGAAGAATGGATCACCAACTACTTCATGCAGGCTACTGCCTATGGCATGATGCTTCGCGAGAGGTTTCTCAACGTAAAGAAGTTCGCCATCCTCATCGCATCTCCTGATGAAATGCAGATCTTCGTAAAAGACATAGACGACTATATAGAAGAGACTAGAGAATACTTCAAAGGCTTCCACGCGAAGCACGGATACAGCCAACAGAGGTTCCGAGAGATGATCGGCGACCGCAAACCAGACGAGAGGGAATGATGTTCATAGAACCCTGGATGGCGCTACTCGTAGTAGCTGCTTTTGGAGCGTGCGCTCACTATAGCTACAAGAACGGTAAGCTCGCCGGAGTGATCGCTGGTATTGACGGCACATTCGAATACCTCGAGAAGCATAAGGTCATCAAGTTCAATGCCGACGGCACCATTACGGGCCTCAAAAATAAGGCTGTACTAATAAAGAAATAAGTGGTATATATAGACTACTGTCGATGAAGGAAACTGAAAGACTACTTGGACCGGGGGGCAGTACCCCGCCGCTCCACCAAAGACACACTTGCCAAAGGAAGTGGGTTAACGACCTAGCCAATTAGCAAGGATAGCGGTGATTGGATACTTCTTGCTGTAGTGGCAAGAGTTTAATTCAACAGGGTGCTAACAGGTGTGTCTCTGATGGGGCGGAAATAGGATCGACAAGAGTGAAATAGGTAACTGGAGACAGTCGTAGGCGACTACGTAAAAGCGCAAACTTATAGATGCAAACGATAACTTTGCTTCTCGTCAGGCCTTAGCGGCCTAACATGAGTCCGGTGGGTACTTGGAAACAGAAACCCACCACCTTCACTCCATCTGTGATGGCCGGTATTCCAGCGGGTAGCAACGTAGGCGTACTGGAAGTCGACCGAGGGCAGGAATTCCCGACAAGCAACACTTGTTATCGGCCATCACCGATGGAGTGAAGACATCTGCAAAAAACAACGGAGAATATACATGAAGCTCACATCAATCCTCGGCGCTGGACTCCTGGCGGCTCTCACCATCGGATCTGCGGCTGCGGCGGACGCTAAGTCGTCTACCGGTGGCGTCAACGTTGGTACTCTCGTCTGTCACGTCGAACCGGGCGTCGGCTATCTCATCGCTTCTAGCAAGGCGGTCGAGTGCACCTTCAAGCCGGTATCTGGTAAGTCTCAGATGTACGTCGGTAAGTTTAATCGTCTCGGCCTCGACGTCGGGTTCACTTCTGGTGGCACTGTCGCCTGGGCAGTGATCGCTCCAGGTAAGATCGGTAACGGAGCTCTCGCCGGCACCTACCTCGGAGTCTCAGCTGAAGCCACCGCTGGCTTCGGTGTCGGAGCCAACGTCCTCGTCGGTGGTCTCCATAAATCTGTCGCTCTGCAGCCGGTATCGGTTCAGGGTCAGATTGGTCTCGGCGCAGCCGTGGCAGCAGCCGGTCTTCAGCTGAAGTCTGCTCACTGACATGCGCGTGAAGCTTAAGTCTCTTCGCTCATCCTCGGAGATCCTTCGTGGAATTGAGAAGCTGGTGATGGAGAAAGAGTTGTCGTATATCGACGCTGCTATCCATTATGCCGAGCAACATAACATGGAGGTCGAGACGGTAGCTAACATCATCAAGATGTCGACCGTAGTCAAGGCTCAAATCCAGCTCGAAGCTGAGGGCCTTAACTTNTTACCTAAGCAGGCACATTTGCCGATATGAACCCGTTCGAGGCATATGTCACCTATCTCGCTATGAAGAACCACTTTGAAAAGGATGGGTATGACTTCGTACGGTACGGCGGCAAGGTGACTGCGAAGGTAGAGTCGTTCTACGCTCGTAAAGACAAGTACTTCTTCGAGAAGTTGGCGCGTAAAGAGGACCTAGTCCACTTCATGATGGCCAACTTCTTGGAGAAGGACAAAGTCTGGTCTCGAGACTTGGTGCAAGAAGATGCTGAGAAGATATACAGGGACTGGGTCAAGCGTACTCAGTCCCTCACTTATCTCTTCAGCAAGGATCTCGATAAGATCGATGACTTGAAAGAGTCAGTCAGAATAGAGGATGGCCAGCATCCGAAATTATTGAAGATGTACTATCAGAGGCAGATCAATCCTGAGACTATCCTCATCATTGATAGCTTCGCTGGTATCATTCAGAAATGGACTGATAAGATCACGGATCCGGTAGTATGGCCGACGACTCGAAGAAAGTTACTGAAGTACAAGTCTTTCTTTAAATTTGATCGTGAAAAGTTCAAAGACATATTAATGAACAGATACGTTCTGATAAAATAATCCTGTACCTAGCCCAGAGGGTATGGTATATAGAATGGACGACAAAGTCCACATACATCGCATACAAACATACAGATATACGGAGAATACAATGTCTTTTGCTTCCCTCAAGAAGAACCGCACGACTCAGCTGGAGTCTCTCACCGCGGAACTCAGCAAGCTCAACACTAAGTCCACTCAGACAGCCGACGATCGCTTCTGGTATCCAGCCGTAGACAAGGCTGGTAACGGATACGCCGTCATTCGCTTTCTTCCTCCTAGCGACGGCGAAGACGTTCCGTTCGTTCGCGTGTGGGATCACGGCTTCAAGGGTCCGACCGGTAAGTGGTATATCGAGAACTCGCTGACCACCATCGGCGAACAGGATCCGGTGGCTGAGTACAACTCTAAGCTCTGGAACGCTACCGACGATGACAACTCACCGCAGCGTCGTCAGGCTCGCACGCAGAAGCGACGCCTCACCTACATCAGCAACATCATCGTCCTCAAGGATCCGGCTAAGCCAGAGAATGAAGGCAAGGTATTCCTGTTCAAGTACGGTAAGAAGATCTTCGATAAGCTCCAGGAAGTCATGCATCCGCAGTTCCCTGACGAGCAGCCGATGAATCCCTTCGATCTTTGGGATGGCGCTAACTTCCAGGTCAAGATCCGCAACGTCGAGGGCTATCGTAACTACGACAAGTCGCAGTTCTCTGAAGTCGGTCCTCTTCTGGATGACGACGATAAGTTGGAGAAGATCTGGAAGAAGGAGTACGCTCTGAAGCCGTTCATCGATAAGAGCAACTTCAAGACGTATGACGAACTCAAGCGTAAGCTAACCGAAGTGCTTGGCTTAGACGAGTCTTTCGACGCTGTGCCAGGTAAGACTGCGAAGCCAGCTGCGGCTAAGCCGGCTGTGAAGGATCTTGACGAAGAGATGCCATGGGATCCGCCGAAGACGGCTACCAAGGCGGCTTCTACCGACGAAGATGACGAGAGTCTCGCCTTCTTCAAGTCTCTCGCTAGCGACTAAGTGTAGATCGGCACGACCATCACGTGAGTGTGCTTCTTTGTCTTGTTACGCGAAGATGGTCGTGCCGCTAACATCTCATGAGCAAAGTTCTACCTTGCTCTGAGGTACGATGTACTCTGGCTCTCCGGCTTCGGCCACGAGAGTCAGAGTTCCTCCGTCCTTAGGATGAATCTTTCCTCCCTCTGCTAAGCCGGGAATTCCCTTAGCACGATCCCACTCCCTCTGGTTTCCGAGGTCGATGTGAACACTTCCATCTTTATAGTATCCGATACCACCTGCGCCTAATTGACGAGCAGTCTGCATGAAGGCTACTGCCTGACTCTCTGACTCGAAGCCAGTCACGTCTAGAGCGTCGCCGTGAGAGTGACGAGTAGTCTTCTGGCCGCCTTGTCGCCTCTCTGAGCTGATCCAGCTGCCTACGCCACTCGTGAAGTTGATCTGTGACATACCGACTCGCTCAGCGGCGCTTACGGCTATCTGCCTGATCTTGGCTATAGGTCTGCCTGGTCTGTGCCTT